TTCTATTTAGAGAACGAGAATGGCGCGACCCATAAAGTCGTGACTGACTCAGTTACCCTGATTGGGTAAAATTGGCGTCATAGGCGTCATAGGCGTCATTAAGAATGACGGGAGTGACGGGAATGACGGCTTTCAGTTGTGACGGTACACCTGTGCCCCAAGGCAGCCTCAAGGTCATAAATGGGCATATTCTCCACTCTCAAGGTTCAGCCCTTGCCGTTTGGCGTTCAACTATTGCTCTTTCAGCTCGATTCGCTGGCGCAAAGCCTTTAGATGGCCCAATGGGTATAGAGGTTACCTTTAGGGTTCGCCGCCCCAAGACTGTTAAGCGTGAATACCCAAGCGTAGCCCCCGATTTGGACAAATACATACGCGCTTGCCTAGATGCGCTCACAGGAATCTGCTACATAGATGACTCTCAGATTGTGGACATCAAAGCTAAAAAAGTCTATTCCGATACACCGGGGGCAGATATATCTGTTCACCCAATGTTCACTTTAGACACGCCCTAACTCTAGAAAAACCGTAATCTATGCCGTAATGTATTCCTTGTCAGGGCAAGTAGCTCAGATGAACTAAATACCTAATAACGGAGGTAGCAAAATGAAATTAGTACCAACAAACGAAAAAATAACAATTAAATGGTTTGCAGTTTTGTCTGACGGTTCTCAAATGCGCAACAACAAAGGTTTTATTCACAACGCTTGGGATGTTGTGTGTTCTTGTGGTTGGGAATCAAGAACTGGTGGCGCAATTAAAGCGGCGGTACAAAAAGATGTAGATCGTCACAAATGGCTTGTTCACGATTATGAATGGTCTTATGCAAACAAGGTAGGTGCATAAATGAAACTCACCGCAACTGACTTTGATCAGCTCACAGTTAATTCAACTAATTGGGCAAGCACTCTAAAGGCGTGGAAGAAGCAAGAAGGTCGCTTTGAAACCCTAGATGACTCAACTGACTTGGATTACACATTCTTTCGCGCTTATTGGCTAGAAGGTTATCCAAGCGTTCTCTTTGCCAAAGCGTTCCTTGAAGCCTTGAACTTTGAATACAAGGTTCTCTTTGATACCGCCGATTCACTTTATGTCATTACTACTAACTATGGAGGCGAACTCTAATGTGGTCATTTCTTGCTCTTGGATTTCTTGTCATCACAGCCATATTTCTAGTTCTTCACTATTTCGAGGATGGTGACCGATGAGGTGCGTATGGTGCGGAACTAAAGGCGGGTTCGCCAATCGCTTGATAATCCATCTTGTTGAGATGGAAGCATCTATCGCAGAGTGCGAATGGTGCTCACTAAAGATCGAAGTTAATTTTATGAAGGAGGCATCGTGAGAATGGAACGCAAGTATGTTGTGCGCCGTAGAGTTGTATTTGGTGTTGCAGCTTTAATCGGAATTATCGCCGCTTATTATCTTGTCAATCATATTTGGTGGACAGGCAACGGATGGTGTTGGGGCGATATTTACAAGTGTGAGGCTGGACTATGAGCACACGCGAAATATGGCTAAACGCTTGGGCTGATCGAGTCGCTTATTGCACAAAGTGTTCAGGCGATTATCCTGACGATCAAGCCTTGTTCATTGACGGTGTAGAGCATTGCCCACTTTGCAAGAGTGATGACGGCAAGCGTTACTACTACTGCGAGGAACACGGAAGCCCTGACGATAGTTGCGACCGATGACACACGATGAATTATTGGCAAAATTAAATTCAAGTCAAATTTTTGGCAAAAAATTTGGAGTAAAAGCGTATTTAGCCCTTTGTGCAATAGTGGAATTGCATAAGCCTGAATATTGGCAAAACCCAAATGTTCCAGAATGGAACGGCGCAAACTGCACCCATTGTTTAGAGGAACGGGGGGATTATATGTCACCTATTGAAGCGTCTTATCCCTGCCCTACTATCCAAGCCATTGAAAAGGAGTTGGTATGACAATTATTGAGGTCTGCCAAGAGTTTGACTGCGATTACCGCATTATTCACGAAGTTAATACTGACGGCTATATGGTCAATGGCGTTGTAGTTAAATCCCCGGCTAATGACTTGATGTTTAACCACAATCTATATCTACACTTAAAAGCTAATGGGGGAAGAAATGAATAGTTTGCAATTCTTAGCACTACTACAGAGCGCAATGGCTGATTTATTGTCAGCGTTGTTTTGGATTATGGGAGGTCACTAATGAACGAAGATGAGATGCGCCAAATCCGCGCTGAATACAAAATTGAAAAAGGCAAAGCAGTCAATGTGATCGAACTTGCCAAGAGATACGGCGTGTCGCAACTGACTATTCGAGAGATTGCTAAAGGTAAAAAGAATGGCTAACTACGAGTTTGAGTGTGAACTAGACGGCATTTACACCATTGAGTTTCCAATAGGTACTGCGCCTGAGAACGCTCCTTGCGCCGTATGCGGGGATTCTATGAAGCGTGTCTTTTCGACCTTTCGCCCAATCTTTAAGGGAGATGGGTGGGGTGGCGGCAGTTCAAGTGTCTAAATTTTGCGCTATCGGCCTATCACGATGAGCGACACATCGCTGAACCCCTGCCGTTATCAGGGGTTTGGCACTAAACTAGAACTGTCCACATCTTCTGAAAGGAAACGAAAATGGATACATTCAAGAGCTACACCTGCGAAGTTTTAATGAACCGGGGTAAGGCTGCCCGATAAGGGCTTGGCGCAGAATCCTTGTAATAGCCCTAGTGGTTGGATTTTGTCAGACAGTAAATGCTCAAGCCGCATTTGCTCCTAAAATGTTTGCTCAGCACCCAAGGATGTACGCAAAGCTACAGGTGCAAAACAAACAAGAGTTTGTCTGCCTAGATAAGTTGCTTACTCAGGAATCTCATTGGAATCCTAGAGCGCGCAATAAGTCATCAGGAGCGTATGGCATTTTTCAATTTATGCCTACGACTTGGGGGAACTACAAAGTTCACAAGACCTCAGATGCAATAAAGCAGATCAACTATGGCTTGCACTATATTTCTGTTCGCTACGGCTCTATATGTAGGGCTTGGACTCACGAACAGAAATTTGGCTGGTATTGAAACAAGAGATAGTTCGATTAGTAGAGGAAAGGGCTGGTCATTACTGCGAAACCTGCGGTAAGCCAGCCCTTGAATCTATGGCGTTGCACCACAGGAAACTCAAATCGCGTGGAGGCAAAGACTCGGTATCAAATCTCATCCGAGTTCACCATTCTTGCCACAATCTAGGAAATCATAGTATTCACGGCAATCCCTCTTTAGCCACAGAGCGCGGATGGATGGTCAGTAGTTGGGATGAACCCGAAAACGCCAAGATGCTTAGACCCGATGGTTGTTGGGTTTTACTTGGAAATGACGGCAGCGTACAGATCGTGTAATGTAATCTTTCCAAGACGAAAGGCAAAATTATGCAACTCAATCAAATTATTATCGAAGGCAATCTAGGGGCTGACCCTGAAATGAAGATGTTTAAGGAAGAAACACTTGCAACATTTTCTCTAGCTCATACTCCACGCACCAAAGTTAATGGTCAATATGAAGATGGAGATACAACTTGGTTTCGCGTAACCTTTTGGAATAGCAAGTCTGATGCCGTACTTGAGAACCTTAAGAAAGGTGATCGCGTTATGGTTATTGGCAAATTGACTCAATCTACTTACACCAACAAAGCCGGAGAAGTTAAGACTTCACTTGAGATTGCTGGCACTAATTTCTATATGACCGCTAAGACTCCTGCTCGCCAAGCACCTGTGGTTCACGCCAACAAGCAAGATTTTCTAACAGAACTACCTAATATGACTAGGGAGTTTCCAAATTGGTAGAAGAATTATGGGATACCGCTAAAGTTATTGAACACCTCGGTATCAACATTAACAATTTGCGCCAACTTCAATATCGCCGAACAATCGCGTGGGTAAAGAAGGAGGGCAAGAGAGTCTTTTATTCTGCAGACGATGTTAAGGCTTATAGAAAAGTCAGGGAGTCACGCAAAGCAGTAAAATGAATCCTATGATTATTGAGCGAGATGTAATTACGATTGCCGATATAGATGAAGCAATCGCGCATCTTGCTGTAATGCTCAAGGATCGGTATGGCAACAGGCTGACTCATCAACGCAAAGCGTTCTTAATGAGTGAAATGGACAGTCTGCTCGATGCTCGATTGGAGGCACTAGATGGAATTGCAAATGGTGGCGATAGAGAGTCTGACTCTCGACCCAAATAACGCACGAAAGCACTCAAAGCGTAATCTTGATGCGATCAAAGAAAGCCTAAGTAAGTTTGGTCAGCGCAAGCCAATAGTCGTACATAACGGCGTAGTAATTGCCGGCAATGGAACGCTAGAAGCCGCTAAAACTCTTGGCTGGAAAGAAATCGGTGTAAGCGTATGTCCTGATGATTGGGATAGCGATACCGCCAAGGCTTATGCGCTTGCAGACAATCGCTCATCTGAATTAGCTGAGTGGGATGAAAAGATACTTTCTACGCAACTGCTTGATCTTGACGATATGGGTTGGGCAATCGAATCTCTTGGGTTTGATAAACCATTACTTCCAGATTTTAAGCCTGAGGATATTGAGCAACCTCGTTTAGATCAGCGCGCTGCAACTATGTGTCCTCAATGTTCTTTTGAATGGCGAGTGGGCGCAAAGGGTGAAATTGAGCCTGTATGAGTCTTTTAATTGCACCTTGCTCGTTTGATGCTGCTAAATATGCAGTAATGAATTGGCACTATTCTCAACAAATGCCCATAGGCAAGTTAATTAGTTATGGTGTTTGGGAAGATGAAATTTATATTGGAGCTGTTTTGTATGGACGCGGTGCTTCACCTGAATTGGGCTCTGCTTACGGTTTAAGTCAGGTTGAGTGCTGTGAATTAGTCAGAGTTGCTCTAAATAAACACAAAGCATCTGTTAGTCAAATTGTAAGTCAGACTATAAAAAAATTAAAAGAAACAAACCCCGGATTGCGCTTAATTGTTAGTTTTGCAGACCCTGAGCACGACCACAAAGGCATAATTTATCAAGCAATGAATTGGATTTACTGCGGTCAAAGTTCGCCCAGCAAAGAGTATTACTACAAAGATAAATGGTTTCATTCAAGGATGCTTAGACCTACAGGTTTTGGCACAATTCCTGAAATTGCTAGATTGTCTAAAGAACAACAAAAGCAATTACCTACAAGAGAAATGAAAGGCAAATATCGTTATATTTACCCTTTAGACAAAGCAATAAGAAGAAGCGTTGATAAGTTACGCTTACCTTACCCATCTGCGGTTGAAGGCTCAATAGCGAGCCGCGACAATTCCGTTGTCGAGGTGCAAGTGCAATCCTTGCCAACCGCTCTAGAATCGTAATCCGATTATGAACGAAAATACTCCGAATGTCATCAAACTTGACCATAAAACCTTTGAGCGTGAGTTTCAGGTTTGGCAGTACCGGGTAGCAGGAGCGACCTTTGATCAGATCGCCAAGAAGTTAAATTACGCAGATGAATCAGGTGCTAGAGCCGCTTTCAAGCGTTATGTCAATCGCACGAAGGATGAAGTCCTCGCCAATGAGATACGCGAGCTACATAAGCAGAGATTAGATGTTGCGCTTTTGGCTATATGGCCCGCAGTAGAACGCGGTGACTTAGATGCGATTAAGGTTATGCTCAAGATATTAGAGCGCGATGCCAAGATGTTCGGCATAGATACGCCAGTCAAGACTGAGGTGGAGGTGACTACATACGATGGAATCTACCTACGAGAAAGCACAGAAAGGCTTATCGAGCAATTACAAGAGATTGAGGAAGCGGAGATTGTCTTGGGCAAAGGAATTAGCGCGCCCGGAGCAATTACCGAAACGGACTGAAGATTGGTCTATCTATCTCTATTTAGCAGGGCGAGGTGCGGGTAAGACTAGAACTGCTGCTGAATGGTTAGCGTGGGAAGCGACTACTCAAAATAACACGCGTTGGGCTATTGTCGCGCCTACCTTTGGCGATGTAAGAGATGTCTGCGCTGAGGGTGAATCAGGCATTATTAACATTTTGCGCGCTTATGGCTCACTACAACATTACAACCGATCACAAGGTTCGATCACTCTTAAAAATGGCTCACATATTAAACTTTTTTCAGCCGATGAACCTGACCGCCTGCGTGGCCCACAACATCACGGAGCGTGGTGCGATGAGCTAGCCGCGTGGAGATACCCTGACACTTGGGATCAACTTCAATTTGGTTTGCGCCTTGGAGATCATCCTCGAACTGTTATTACTACTACCCCGCGACCTGTTGCTTTGATTAGAAGCCTTGTAGAGCGCACCGATGGAACAGTCAAAGTAGTTCGAGGCTCAACATTTGACAACGCTGCTAATTTAGCCCCGCAAGCCCTATTAGAACTTCAAGCGCGTTATGCGGGTACTCGTATGGGCAGACAAGAACTATTCGGCGAGCTACTTACCGAGTCCGATTCAGCCCTATGGACTCGCGCTGTTATTGAAGATGCTCGGATTAAGCCCGAAGATGCACCGCCTTACTATCGCGTAGTTGTAGCGATTGACCCGGCGGTTACTAGTGGCGAGTCAAGCGATGAAACAGGCATAGTCGTAGCAGGTGCTACCCCGGATGGGCATTACTACATTCTTGAAGATGCCACTATGCGGGGAACGCCCGAAGCGTGGGCGCGTAAGGCCGTTGAGATGTTTCGCAAACACAAATGCGACAGAATTATTGGTGAAGCAAACAATGGTGGAGATATGATCGAAGCCTTGTTGCGCCAAGTAGATACAACTATCCCTTATCGCAAAGTAACAGCAACTAGGGGTAAAAAAGTTAGAGCTGAACCTGTATCTGCACTTAGCGAACAACTACGACTTCACATGGTTGGCAGTAACTTTACTCAACTTGAAGATCAGTTAGTTACTTGGGAAGCCGATAGCGATACATCTCCCGATCGTATGGATGCAATGGTGTGGGCTGTTACTGATTTGATGAGTAACTCAGGTGCGTTGCGCTCGCTTGCTGCAATGGCAGATTTCTGTCCATCTTGTAGATTGCCATTAGTTCGTGGAACAAAATTATGCCCACGCTGTAAAACCGCTATCATTACGGAAGCCTGAACCAAAAGGGGCATTAGAGGAGCAGACAAATGGGTCTTATTGACCGTCTAGCAAAAGCAGTAGCAGATCAGATTGA